CAAGCAAACAACCACATTGAGGATTCACTAAAATGACAAACTTAAATACATTCAATCAAAACACAACCATCTATTACAATCTCAACGCTTTTCAAAAGCCTCGACTTAAAACATTAACTCAATTTACCCTTACCGATTTTTCCGCCGTTGCCGCTTATACTGTAACCGATTATCATACAGTAACATTACTAGAATTGCCGCCGGAAAAAACAACGCTAGTTAACTTACTTAATTCAATTGATTCAATGCAAACAGACAAGACAATTGACGCCGCCGACAAAATCCGCTCCGGCTTTACCGCCGTTTTACAATACTTGCCCCGATTGACTATCATCGACTATATTAAATTGCTTGCGGATTCTGCCGTTGCTGGCGCAATCAATACTCAATTAAGCGAAAATCCGCAAGCCGCCCCGGCTATTCTATCGAACTTAATTGACAAGCTAACCACCGAAACGGCTAGCAAAAGCTTGCGAATCAAGCAGTTTGAAGCAGAACGCCGCAAGCAGCAACAGGCGCGCGCCGAGCGTCGAGCTAGCTTAGCAGAAAGAGAGTTAATTGAGCGGCGCAAACAGCGAGTCAAGCAAGTGCAAGTACAGAAAACTAACTTGAAGATGTTCATTAAAGCGCTATCTGTTGAAGCTGATGAAGCTAGTTTTTCCCAGAAGGTGCTTAAGATGGCAGACTTAATTGACAACGACCTGGACATCTAAAGCTTACCTAACATTTACTTAGCACAAACAAGTTAATTAACTCTAAGATTTGCACTCAATTTAGACGGAAAATTTTTGTCTAGAATGGGTGCAAATTTTTGTCTAAACTCGAAGTTAATAGGGGCTGTTCAGCTGGTAATTAAGTTATTTTTTGCTCAAGGTATTCAAAATCCGAGTACATTAATCAACTTTTAACTTAATTACCGACTGGACGCGCGTTACGATTTTTCCTACGAAGTGGTTTTTTGAGCTCAATTAACACTTTTTTCTTGACAGCCTTCGGCGAGCAACTCGCCTTCGGCATAACGACTTAATTAACATCGGCCGCAAGGCCACTTAAACAAAGAGGATAACCAAATGCCCATTTCACTAACTGACTTAATTGCCTCAGCCTCATTTCAATCGGCAACTTCACCGGCAGCTTTGTCGTCTAACTTAATTGACACTGAAGCACCCAGCACCTCACTTGACTCAAGCCAGCAATCAGCGGTGCGCAACATCTGTTCGAGTCAATTAAGTATCCTAACCGGAGCGGCCGGCACTGGGAAAACGTTCACATTGAAGGCTGTTTTGCAGCAATTGTTGCTTAACTTTGATGCCTCAAGCATCTTCCTCTGCGCGTTTACTGGCAAGGCGGTGCTTAACATCATCAAGTCAATTAAGTCAGACCCGGCCCTAGCGCCCTTCATTCCTCAGTGCCTTACACTGCACAAGTGGCTTCAATTTGTGCCTGAGTCAATTGAGATACCAGACCCAAGCAAGCCCTGCGGGTACCGCCTAAGCCGCCGATTCGTTCCGACCTTTAATGCAGCAAACAAGCGAATTGACACCAAAGTGTTAATCATCGACGAAGTTTCAATGGTATCTAACGAACTTATGCTCCAAACTTTGGCCGCACTCGACCTGCACAGCTTGCATAAGTTAATTCTCGTTGGCGATATCAACCAGCTTCAGCCAGTCATCGGCAAGACAAGCTTGGCTTACTTCGGGGCGCACTCCGGCTGCTCACTCAATTATCTTACCACTGTGCACCGGCAAGCTGATGGGAATGACATCGTCCAAGCAGCTCACCTCTTCAAGTCAGCCAATCTACTTGCCCTGCAACAGGCCATCAAAGCTAAGGAGTTCAAGAACGTTAAGTTCATCAAGGCCGAAAACTACCTTGACCTCTATCGGATTATTGAGTTAATTAACGAGAAATACCACCTGCGCTTCAATGAACAAGAGGACTGCATCATCACCCCGACCAACGTTGGAGCTACTGGACAAGAGGTTCTCAATCAGCGGCTCAACAAATATCTCGGCGTAACTAAGCAAGCAGTGCTTTGCGGCGTGGCAATTAAGTTACTCGGCGTCGGCGACAACGTGATGTTCACGAAGAATAATTACGAAGACGGCTACATCAACGGGACAACGGGCCGCATAATTGAGATGCAACTTAATGAAGACGTGGTGCCTGGTGGCACAGGAGCCTTTGGCACAACACAACAGCAAGATACTTTGCGAAGCGAAGCACAGCTCAGCCCCGATGAACTCGACAACTTAATTGAGCAGTCAGCCCAACAGAGCGCCTCGTCAGGGGATTCACAAAACAGCGCCGATGATGGAGGCTTTTTCTCAAAGAAAGCTAGTCATACTTTAACTATAGAGTTCATTGACATCTATGGCACTTTACGTCAAATCAGCTTGAGCACCATAGGCGAGATAAGTAACTTGCTCCTCGCCAACGCCATCACCTGCTACAAAGCACAAGGCTCAACGTACAAGCGGTGCATCATCAACTTACTTGACTGGAAAAATGGCAACTCAATTAACAACGAATACGCCTACACCGCCTTGACTCGGGCTTCTGACTTTGCTTGGGTAATTTACAACAAGAGTGGCTTAGCCAAGCTCAAAAACCGCCAGCTGCCCGGCTCTTCGGATAGGGAGAAAATTAAGAATCTTATCTCAAGTAACAGTGACAGAGAAACTGCCGCTTACATTGAGGATTTCCTTAACAGGTGGCTTCGAGGAGCGCCAGCTTGCCAGCTTGCCAGCAAATATAAACAACACAATCAAGTAACACAGTACAAACAAGCGCCAGCAGGCACACAATGAAAGGACATTAAGATGAACAACATAACACCGTGTGCAACGCACACTCAGAAAGTACTCCACGTTGAAAGCGGGGCCGAACTTTTGAAGTTAATTAAGTCAGACTCTCGATTAGCGCAGGCAGATGTAATCCGGCTCGTGGAGAAAGCCAACGGCTTCTACGCCGCAATTCCCTTGCTTGACTTACTTGACGCTTCCACTTCAATTAAGTTGCAGCAAAGTCCAAAGCAATTAACCTTTACCGGAAGAGCCAAGTTAAGCTACATCTTCGAAGCCGCCCAGCTGAAGAACCTCAATCAGGTTCTAGAGTTCCTTAGCTACTCCTTACAGGACATCACAATTAAAGCGATGAACGCAACAGGAACTTCAAACAGCAATAACAGCTACGAAGGTATAATTGTCTTGGGTGAACTCACCGTGGCCGGCGAACATCAGAACTTTCCATTAACTTCCAGTGCCCTGCGCCGCAAAGTCATAACAGAGCAGCTTGACTTCCTGCCTTTCGCGATGTTCAATGCAGCACGCCGCAACCCACTTGACGGTTCTTATCAGAACTTAATTAAGTGGAATTCGGGAATGAGCTTCGAGCAGCAGGCAGCGAGCCCGCTTGGGACTTTGGACTTAATTATGTTGGAATACAGCGAAACCACCCTACGAGCTGTCTTGCGCCAGCGCCGCTGGGAGGGCTTTGTCTTCTATGACTCAAGTAGCTCCTTCATCCCAAGCAAGCGCACAAGCCGAGTCGCCGCCCTGAAGTTCCCTGTGTTCATTCCGGCTCGAGTAACTTCATTCGCCTACAACTACACAACGAGGGGCCGAATCATAACTCAAGTAACTTGTTGTACTGCCGAAACCGTGCTGCCAGATGGGACTACATTGCCTTCGAAGCGTGTAATCCTCGGCTCTGGAATCGACGACTTAATGCGCAGTAAGCTCGAAGCCGGTTTTCGAGTTGAGCTCTTAATTAAGTGCGAACATGTTAATCGAGATGGCAACTTAATTAAGCCTGTAATCGCCAGCAAGACTTATCTAGCTGAAGCTAAGGCAAGTGGTTACGAATAACGAATCCAGACCTGCTACAAAGTAACTCCTACAACGCAACGCAATTAATAGCAAACGTGGCTAAAACCACCATCACTGAAAGGACAATTAAGATGACAACAATAACTAGATATTCCAAGCCGGCTTCCAAGTCAAGCAAGTTCACCCAGCGGAAAGCCGCCACAAATTCCGTCAGGCTAGCCGAAGAAGTTAAAGCATACAGGAAAGCTAAGCTGGCCTTTCGAGCTTACGCTTCAATGGGCGATTTTGCCAAGGCACTCAAGGAACTTATGAAACTCAATGAAATCACTCGCTTCTCCGTGCACCCAGCTATCACAGGTAGCGGCCCAGAGGGTGCTTGTTTCAGTAAGTACCCAGCTAGATGGACTCAAGGAATGCTCAAGCTGATTCCAGCGAAAGAGTTAATTAACTTCCGGCTCGAGCACGGCTCTAAAATCTGCTTCGGAAACCTCAAGATAATTGACTCTCACCTGAAACAGCGGCGCCACAAAGTTGTCTACAGCTTAATTGCCTCGGAGAAACTCAAATTAACTCGAAGGGAGCTTAGCGGCTACATTCACGAGTGCCTTGCACAGCAACCCTATAGCTACCACCTTTGCTTATTCTCTGATTGGGGTATTCAAGTTAATTGGGTTGAACAAAAGCTAGCCAGATACAGCGAAGCCGCAGGCGAGGCCGCCGATGCCAATTAAGTTGAAAGAAGTTAAGCGACATATCAAGTTAATTGAGCGTCGCCAAGAGCAGCCCTTTAAGATAGTTGTAACATTCAGTCGCAATGGACTTATAACGCGGCAGGAAGTTCATTCAGTCAAAGATTTTGTTTACTTATACTTTGACTTGATGTATAATAACAACGGAATAATAAACCTTTACATAGAGGAAACAAATAGAGATGATTAGCTTAAACGAATTACTTAACACACAAGTGCCTAACACATCATTAAATACTGTAGTTAAGCAAGATGTTGAACACAAAGAACAGCCAACACAATTAGCCCCAAAGGAATCAGAAGTCAATTTACTAAGTGCACCACTTAGTGCCGTCCAAGCAGCTCAGGTGTGGTCAACCGACCTCACGGCGCTGGCCAACTTCGAGGACTCGATTGACTATATGAACCGCATTGAAGCGATGCCGCCATTGGCCGACTTAATTGACCTCTACTCCAAGGAAGCGGCCGACGCAGCCCTGCAACTTAACAGTGAGCAAAACGAACTATTATCCTTGGTTCACAATGAACTTGGTAAGATAGAAGAGTCCATTGACTTGAAGCAAATTGACACCACAGTAAGTGCTATAATGGAGCGGCTTCAGGAGAATCCCGAGGTTCTGAACTGCGTTCAACCTAAGGATATGCGCATCTTAATTAACTCATTCGACCGCTTGTACGCCACGAAGTCGGCAGTTAGTTCAGCACGTAAAGAAAAAGCGGCTGAAAAACGGAGCAACAAAGCTAAGCAACTTGCATTTTTGGAGGACCTAGACAATGAACTCGACATCTAATCAGACACTCAAGCTAAGCGCAGTAGGAGAAAACAACTTAATGGACTATTGTGGCGCCACGCTGATTCCGGTAATTGAGCACCACATAGCAAGTAACCCAAGCGTCAAGCGCCTTTACGTCGAAGTTGCTTTAAGCCACTATTATGCACTCAGCACGATTGACACATTAAAGCAATATATCAACAAGCACCTAAGCCACTCCGTCGATTGGCGCATCAAAGCCATTGACTACCGCGAGGCCGCTTTTCTGCTCTCGCTGTTAATTATGCCGGTTGAAGTCAAGCAAGCTTCAAAGGGAGAAACAAACTTAATCAAGGAAAGAAGTCAATTAGCTGAGTACAATAAAGCCATCAAGCCCGGGGTTGCGCGCCCCAAAGCTACCTGTTGGAGATGGTGCAACAAGGTAATTAACATCAATGGCTCCTTCGCCACCTTGGAACACAAGCTTCTTACAGCAGTCAACGAGGCCGATGCCGATGGCTTTGTGGCAATTAACTGCACCTGCTTAATTGACTCCGCAATTTGGCCCTCGGCTCAGGAGGCCCAGCCCAAGCTCGAGCGTCAATTTAGAACCGAACTTAATCGAGCGGTCAGAAAAACGCCCCTGAAGTATGCTCGCTTGCAGCTCATCAAGGAGAATCACATAATCAAGTTCTCATTGACTCCAAGAGTTCGTTGGGTCAAGTGCTTAGTTTGCGGCGAATTGAAACCTCAGGAAGAGTTCGGGCCGGCTAAGACTATCTGCCTTAATTGTCTTGAAATAATGGAGGCATCTGAATGAGCGACGCAAATGAAAGCAACGAAAGCGAAAGCAAAGCAAGCGAAGCGAGCAGAAATACCATCTCAATTAGCTACTCTTCCTTAGGTAGCTTCGGGAGCTGCCCGATGCGCTTTGTCCTGACCAAGTGCAGTAACTTCGAAGTGCCACGCCGCAGCTCAGCCGCTTCGCTAATTGGCACCGCTGTCCACGAAGCATTCCAGTTCTACCTCATCACAAGGAACTTAGATGGAGCAGTTAAGGTGCTTATGTTGAAGTACCCAATTAAGTTGAAGAAAGCAATGCAAGGCAATTACCACTTCTTAACAGCCTACCGCATTTTGAGGGAGCTTGTTAATTGGTTCGAGAACAGCAACTACGACTTACTTTACATCAACGAGAAACCGGCCATTGAGTTCAAGGTTGACACAACATACTTAATTGTACATACCAGCGAGTGCAAAAACGGCGTGGCGCCAGCCCCTAGAAAGGTTACCCTTGGCAAAGTCAACTACATTGGATTCATCGATGCTATCTTCATTGACCGCTCAACCGGCGAAATCATAGTATGCGACATTAAGACTTCGTCAACTACCAGCTCTGAGGAAGAAGAGTTAAGTAAGTATGCCCTGAGCCCGCAAACTGTTGAATACGTAACTAACATATTGAACTTACTTGGGTTCGACCAGCAGGAGTCGACCTCGCTTATCTCGAGCATTAAAGTTCTCTACTTAATCTGCCGGTTCAAAGGAACCGAATGCGCAATTAATCCTTTGTTCCTAAGTAAGACCCCGGAGTGCGTTGACAACCTGATGAACGGGCTGCGACAGGTTGTAAGGTTAATTGAGTCAAACGGCCTAAGCAGCGCCGCTTATTACAAAAGCGGCAATTGTGTTTCCTACGGAAACCGGTGCCCGTTTTTCGAGTGGTGTCAATCAGGTGCGGAATGTCAATTAACTCTTCAACAAGCCGAAGACCCGAGGAAAGCCTATAGCACCAAGAAGATATATAAGGTACTTGGAGTATAACAAGTGGCAAAGCCACAATAGAATGATACGTAAGTATATTGGATTAATTTAACGAACGAAGTGAGTTAAAATGAAATTGAGTGAATATCTTAATAAGAAACCAGTCATAAAAGTCCTTTGCTTTGGCGAGGGCAAGACCGGTAAAACAACCTTTGTTACTGATGTGTTCAACCTAATTGACAAAGGTTATCACATCATCTACATTGACTGCGACAAGTCAATGAACATCATCTTCAACCAAGCGGCCAAGTTCAAGCATCTTGATAAAGTCGACTACTTTCAGCTTAGGGACGAGCAGCACATCACAATCTTGCCATTCGTCAATGCCCTGATAAGCAAGTGCGATTTCTACTACAACCAAGATACTGGAGAGGTGGTCAGCGATGCGCGGCTGCTCAAGAATAGAAGTCAATTTACTTGTATTCACGCAAGCCGCATTGATGAGCATACAATCATAATCCTCGACTCGCTTACCAGCTTCGCGGAAAGTATGTTCAATAAGTTAAGGGAGAAGCAGCTGTATGTAATGGGTAGCTTTGACAAGGATAAGCTGTACAACGGTCAAGTACAGCAGTACTACGGGGTACTCTCAACGGAGTTCTTCGAGTTCCTTGACAGGCTCAGCAACTTAGCGGCCTCGGTATTCGTGATTTCACACACCAAGACAGTTGAGCGGAAGAACAAGGCCGGGGAGGTAATTGAGCGGAAAATTTACCCACTGTCAACTACCATCAATGCATCAGAGGCTTTAAGTAAGTACTTCGATGAATGCTTGTACTTCTACTCAAGGGCGGGCAAGTATTATGTTTCAGCTCAAGCAACTTCAGAAGTTTGCGGCATCGGAGGGCGGCAGCTCGAGCCCAAAATTTACCAGTCGAGTGAATTAACTCCTAGCATAATCCTCCAGAAGTACAACCACCAACTCGATGAAGCGCCGATTCACGACATCAAGTTAATTGAGTCAGAAACCGGCCCAGCAGTGGCACTAACTTCAAACAAGCTAACCTTGTAAATTAAGGGGCTCCTGTGAGCCCCGCAATTATGCACTCAATTAAGTGCACCTCAAATAACATTAATATTAACATTAACCTATAAGTAAAGAAAGGAATTTACTATGAGCAATGAAATCAATTTCCTGGACGTCAACTCTAATGAAGTTAAGGAAGTATCCACTAACTTTGTGTGGCCGAAAGGCACCTATGCACTTAAGTTGGAAGAAGTTAAGCAGGTTGACAATGAAACCAGCAGCCGAATTGTCTTTTACTTCGTAATTGAAGACGCCGCCGATGTTAGCAGCTCAATGGACATCTCCAAGATAATTGGCAAGAAAATGGTTTACAGCATGCCTATCTTCAACCAGACTCCTGAAGACATCGCCGAAAGTTTGGGCAAAGTAAAATATGCTATCCTGAACTCTGGGGCCAACAAAGAAACTCAAGGAACTTTGATGGACTTAATTAACTCGGCAATCGGCCAGGTTACTTGGCACAAGGTTTTCGAGCAGAATGGTAAAGATGGCATAACCAGAAACCAGATTGACTGGACTGAGTACAAACCGAAAGATTAAGCATTTCACAAAACGAATCAGGTGGGTGGGCTTGTCCCACCCACTTAACTCCAACCTCATAATCAGGTAATGCAAGATGATTATCTTAAATATCAGCTCACACGATTCAGCTAACCGGATGCTGGGGCAGATGTTAATTAACTCAGCCGCAAAATTCGGCCTCCCTAAGCCAGCCGTCAAAATCCTAACTGGCACTAATCAGGTTACCAAGTTCATTAACAAAGAAGCACTTTTGGGCCTCAAGGAAACCATCTTTATAACAGATGACATTAAGTATGCGAGCAACCACAAGAAGCCGCACTTCTGCCAAGGAGAAGTTACTTCACTCGAGGCCGAAAACAGTTTCGTCATTTACTTGAGTTGCAAAGAGATAAGTAGCTTCTTCAACCCAGCTAGCCGCATTCACTATGAGCACATCTGTGAAAAGGCTGTGTTACTTAACTACCACCTCCTCCCGCAATTCAATTTTATCTACAAGCCAATTTACAGCACGGCCGAATTTCGGGCCTTCGTTGAGTGGCTTACAAATAGTTCAGCAAATTGTAAGTGGCTAATTGGCTGTGACATTGAAACCAGCAACTCACTTATCACCTGTATCTCATACACCCTAATTAACTTGGCAAACCCAAAAGCCCCGCTGAGTTTCTGCGTGGACTTAATTGAGTATGCCTCAGGAAACCGCCTCGGCGAATCCAACATTCAGGTGTACCTTGAGAAACTTGCACTAATTAGGCAGCTACATAGCAACACCTCAATTAGGTTCGTTTTCCACAACGGCACCTATGACAATTCGTACTTAATTAAGTATAGCTGCCCAAGCTGGGCCTATAGATGGGACACGCAGTACCTTTTCTACTCAATGCACTCACTGAGCCGCAAAGCTCTATGGCACGTAAGTAGCTCGGTCAACCCAATGTACAAGTATTGGAAAGAGGAGATTCGAGGAGGTGAGGAAGATGACCTTGATGTTAAGGAAAGCGGAATGCCACATACAGTCGATGGATACAAGCGCTACCTACGCTACTGTGCCCTCGATTCATTCCAGACGCTAACTAACTTGTTTTATATGTTGCAGTTAATTAACTTCCATTACAAGTGGGCGCCCCGAAATTACGGCCAGATTCACCGCTTGAACTTAATCTATATGGAAATGCAATTCCACAGCTTCCCTGTTGACCGCGAGCACTTAACCCAGATTATCCAGGGTAAGTCAATTAAGTCCAATAAGGTAAAAGCTCTCTTCGAATATATCTTCGCCGACGCCCTGCCTAACTTCAACATCAACAGCGTGGCAACTAAGCGGAAAATCTTTTACGACTTACTTAAAGCCACACCAGTAGGCGGGGCCCTGAGCACGGACGCCGATACTCTAAGCCAGCTGGCTAAGCAGCACCCGTTAATTGAGTGGTTCGCAAACAAGCTCAAGGAATACCAAGAGAATAACAAGTTCGTGAGCGACTTTGGTAAGTTACTTAACACAACAACAATAAGCTGCAAGCTTAACGCCACAGGCACAATTACCTCGAGAGCCAACGCCAAGGCAACGGACTTCAATAAAGGCCGCAACTTGCAGAACATCACGGCCGAAATTCGAGAAGCTTTTGTTGCGCCACAAGGCTACTTAATTGCCGACATCGACTACAGTCAAGCAGATACTTATTTCGTAGCCGCTTCAACGGACGAGAAGATGTTTCAAGTAGTTACTGATGACAGAGATACGCACGCGGTTCACGCAAGTCAGGTATTTGGAATCCCCTACGAAGAGGTGCTGGCGCACAAAGGAGATAAGCACAGCGCCCGAAAACTCGTAAAGCCAATTAGCCACGGCGGCAACTACTTTATGACAGCGAGGACTATGTACGCTAGGTTGTTAACGGAAATCGGCACCACAGGACTTCAGCAGATGGCCGAGCGGCTCGGCCTGCCGAAGCCTAAAGTAACAAAGGACTTCATTAAGTTATGTGAAATTGCGCTTCACAGATACAGGGCGAAATATCCGAAGTTACTTCACTGGCACTATACCCTCTACGGTGAGCAAACGGCGAACCAAGGGCTCATCTCAACTGCCTTCGGATTTACCACGTGGTTCCCAATTAAGATGGATAAAGAAAAGGTAGATGGAGTTTTGCGCCAGATAGCTGCTTACAAGGGGCAGGGTGGAACAGCCGGCTTAATGAACCGCTTCTTAGTCAACACTTACTTCGAGGGCCGCTCTCAGGAATTTGACTCAATGGAGTATCCTGAATATGGCAAGTTAATGAAGGAAGCTCTGAAAGCCGGCGACTTCATACCTGTGGTTCAGGTGCACGACTCCATTGTCTTCTTTATTCGAGAAACTCGGATTCAATTACTAGACTCAGTTATGAAGCAAATGATGGCGCCAATTAACTACAATGGCCACCAGTTCCATGTACCCGTTGAATGTGAAGTAGGCCGCTTTTGGTCGAAGCGGTTAATGAGCACATATAAGTTAGGCGACTTCGAAAATTTCGACCTGAGCAAATTACACACTTTAGAAGAAAGGACTTTATAAAATGACAAACATATTGAAAGAAAGATTAGATGATTGTATCAGCACAATACTCAAGTACCCAAATTTATTTGGGACGGAAATTGACTCGTTGAAGTTAATTAGCCAGTATGGCAAAAAGCCGGCCTGGCAAGCCAGAGTTATTGATGGTCATATGTTTGAGGTCGTCGAATTAACTTTCGGAATCCCAACTACAGAATATGAAGTCAAACGCATATTCACAGGTGATGAAGTTCCAAACTTACTTGACTTCTACAAACTTCAGCTAGAGTGGACGGAAAAATTTGGCTTGGTTAAGGAAGTTTACCGCTTTGCCAGCGCTGATGATATGCTTAAAATGTGCCAGTACATTAGCCAACGAGGTCTGCGTGGCAGCATAAGCTACTGTACAGGGGAAGATAATCAAACACCAGCAGTCACCTTAATGGACTTCTACGAATTCCCCGAAGAAGTAAAAGCTATTCATAAAACCACTATACTTTGCCACGACTGGATAATGGAGCGCGAATATTTGGACGAGGCAATTAGCGAACTTTTAGAAAAGCGCCCTGACTTGACAAATTAAAGAAAATGAATTATTATGTAATGGTACCGCCAAGCCGGTACATTTGTTTTAACTTAATTAACATAAGAAAGGAAATTAAGATGGCAGAAGAAGTAATTAAGACTGCGGCTCCGCTGTGGGCAGAGGACTATGATAGCCTCGTTGAGTTGCTTGAGTCCATTGGCGATGGCACTTATGATAGCCAGACTATCGCCCCGGAGCTGTGCCAGATTCCGCCGCACGTAGCTAAGCTGCTGGCTGCTGAGCTGGTAGCTCTTAAACCGCAAGTCGCTTAACTCTTAAAGTTAATGTACGGTAAAGTGCGAGGGCGGCCTTCGTGGTTCGCCCTCCATTAAGAAAGGAATATCATTAAAATGCGCATACACAACAAGTTAATTAAGCGCTTCATTGAACTCAACCAATATACAGAAGCTCCGGAGCTTTTCCTTGTATGGAGCTTACTTGGGATAGCATCTGCTTGTGCCGCTCGGGAAGTTTCGTTTCAATTAGGCGACACGACAATTTGGCCCAATCAGATGATACTCTTAGTTGGCAACGCCGGAGTCAGAAAGTCAACGGTGATAAATACAATAAGGCCGCTAATTCCCAGCTATGTTACTTTAGCACCTAATGAACTTGAGGCAGGAAGTAACGGCTTGGTTCAATTTATGGCCGGTATCACCAATGTTCAGCAGAAGCGCCTCGAGAAGAAGTTACTTAAGTATGAGCACATAGTACCAGAAGATGATATAAGCGACCTGTTAAATTCAGACACAAGTAACATAGAATGTAAAGTAAGAAGTAAGAATTTCAGCACTCCATTGATATTGAATAGTGAATTTAGTACATTTGCGGGAACCGGCTCGTTTAAGTTATTCACAACCTTGAGTCACTTATGGGACGGTTCAGCTTACAATAGACAAGGAATAGAAATTAAAGAACCCTTAATTAACATCTTATCAGCTATAACTCCAGCAACTCTGGCCAAAATTTTGCCGCCTGAGCAAATGGAGCAGGGCTTCGTAAGTAGGTGCATTTTTGTATACGGAGCTAAGGAAAAGCAGATTCCACGACCAAGATTCTTCACGCCCGATAAAATGCCAGAGTTAATTGACGCTTTCAAGAACATTGAGTTCATATATCGCAACACGACATTTGATGAAACACCAGAAGCAGCAGAATTTTTAGATAACCTCTATATGTTAAATAAGCAAGTTAAAGATTTCCGCTTCACTTATTACAACGCGCGGCGACATATACACTTAATTAAGACGGCAATGTCAATCGCCATCTTATCAAACAGCACTACATTAACAAAAGAAATCTATGAAGATGCCGATGAGATTTTGAGCACAACGGAGGCACTAATGCCTGAGGCACTTGGTGAATATGGTTTGAGTAAATTGAGTGAAGCCAAGCAGAAGCTGCTTGATTACATCAGGCAGTCAGAGGCCCCAATTACCTATACAGAACTTAGCCGCCTCGCAGCTAAGGATATGCGGGACGCTGACTTTAGTGCCATTTTGCAGGGCTTCGTCAATGAGAAGAAAGTATTTACTTGGGTTGGGGCTAACAATGTGCGCTTCTACTCGACGGCCAAATCTTCGATGAATCTTCAATGAACTTAGGAAAGGCAATTAACTATGGGAATAGATAAGCGGCGCTTAATTATAAGCGCCATAACCAAACGAATCCAAACCCACTGGCCGGAGCTCAAAATTTCACAGGGCACAATTTACTTGTACTACTTAATTGAAGGCTGGTCGGACATACTGTATACAGATACCACTGGAAACCAGACCATTGGGTTGGGACATAAATTAACAGCTGAAGACAAATTGCGGCTTGAAAAAGGCCTAAAGCTCGATAGAGAGCAGCTCGTTTGCTGGGCCGCTAATGATATTGTGAAGTCAATTAACTTGGCAGAAACACAGCCCGAGTACAAGAGCAAGGTCATCAGGCCAGTCTTCGGCTACTTGATATTCAACTTAGGGCACTATGGATTTTCGAAGTTCGTTAACTTCCGAGCTGCGGCCCGTAAATTTCAGGAAATGATGACAGATGTTAATGCACTTAAAATGCTCAATGAACTCGCAGACTCAAAATGGGCCACGCAAGTTCCTCGGGCTTTGCGTATCATCTCGAATTATGTGCTAAGGGGTGAGGTAACAGCTAATTATCTCGATGAAGCAGACTACCACTTCAAAGGTGAGAAGATTCACCCGAATCTTCGAGAGGCCACTTTTCGAGAGCCAAGCTACTTTAACCTGCCAGAACATCACTCCTAAATTAAATCGTATCAACGAAGCAAGTTAAGGTAGCAAAAAGAAAGGGTGGAATCAATTAAGATTCCACCCTATTTTTGTGCCCACAAGGCACCCCGGTGCACTAGTCTTCAAGTGGCTCGAACAAGTCCCTATAAGCTTCATAGGAAGAAGCGCTCATTAACTTCTGCATATCATTAAACGCCGCAATACTGTCTTGCGAGCCAAGCAACTCAATCTGCCTATCAACCTTAGTCATAGTAGCAGCATTATACTGCGCCTGCGCCCAAGGTATGAAGGCGTCGATTGAGCCACCAAACTTAATGTAGCCCTCGAATGCTTGGGTAATTAAGTCGGTATCAATTTGCACGTTACCTGACCGCAAGAACCTAAAGCCGGCCTTAAAGGCTTTTCGAAGGTCATTAAGTTTTTCTTGGTTAATTGCGTCCCTAGCCCGCATTCGGGATTCGAGGCGCCAATTTTCTGCTTGCTCAATTGAGTTGAAACCAAGTGCAGTAACTAGGCTGTTAATCCGCTGGATATTTCCATTGCGGTCAACTGAGTAAGTAAACTCATTCCCGTTCTCATCATACATTTGGTTGCCCAATTTAGCGAAAGCTCTAATTGACGACACCGGCGAATACTGGCTAATTAACTCTTGAAGCCGATGGGCGCTCAGGCCAACTTCGCTCTTCATTGCCCCATACATATCCTTAACCAAATTAACAGAATCATCAAGCATTGACACAACAGGGCTAATGTCCTGTAATGTGAATGAACCGTTAATTGGCAAGAAGCCTCCAGTAACAGGGTCGATGTCGCCACGGCTACTTAAGTCAGTATCCACAAGTGAGCCTAGGGTGTACATTGCGGCCCGAGCAGCGGAGTCACTTCCCAAGATATTTCTCAAGTAACTATAAGTATCCTCTTCGCCCTCAACTGGGAAAATCACATTCTGCGCTAATTGACTAAAGGGCAGCGAATTGAGCCCGAAAGTCAAGTACTGCGTCCCAAATGCTTTGAGCACTGAGGCGTTTCCCAGAGAGTAGGCGTCAAGTAACTGTTGCATTACATTGAGCTTGTACGTCTTAAAGGTTCCAAGTAGCGCAGGCACAGCACCTCTATATACATTAGGTTTATTCAGCACGCTGTAATTACCAACAACGTTGTCAGAGAACTGCTTAGCAAAGATGAACCTCATCTGCTGAGTCTTCAAGCCAGCGCGCCCAGCAAGTTCGTGGCCCATAAGGAAGCTGAAAGACCTACTTAACTCTTCCGTCTGGTCGGCGGCCGCTGTAGCGCCCTTGTTAATTAACTTCAAAGCTTGCTTGAACAGCCCAGAATCGGCCGCGACTTTAGTTGGTTCGAATACAATATCACGAAGCATATTAGCATCTCTACTAACATACCCCTGTTTTTCGGCCAGCTGAAGAATCGCCCTGCCTTTCTTACTGAACTGTTTCTTCATTGCCTCGAAGAAAGCACCAAGCCAATCGACGGTACCCCAACGCTGAGTCATATCAACTTCGCGACCGTAGAAGCCAACTCGAGCAGCATAGCTCGAGGCGTCTTCCCATTTAGTCGGGTTAAGTGACATGGTAGCAAAGTGGCTCATTGGCACAACACCGAGTACATTAAGTACAGCCTGGCTCATACGCCCAAAGCGGAGCAAGCTCCAGTTTACAAGTTGCTGAAGTTTATGCGTAACACCGAGGGCATTAGCTTTTGGCAGCTTCACAATTACATTAGACATCAGCTTCTGCTCGTCTGCAATCTTCAAGTCCTTGGCAATTTGGTCATTCAACTTACTTGAGTGCAAATCGCACATTGAACTGTAGAAGCTATCCACAACTTCATTGAACTTCTGAACCGTCGGCGAGGTATTTACTGAACGGCCGTTCAGTAAGTTAATGTACTCGTGAATCGCCGTCCGAACCTCAGGAGAAGTGCCAGCATTCTCGCCAAGCATCTTGGCATACTGAGCCTCTCGATTGAAGAACGCCCCTTGGTACATCTTGCCCAAACCTTGACCGCGCTTAATTAAGTCGTTGTACAAAGTCGAGGCAATGTCCGGGTCGTATTCGAAGGCCAAGCCAATTGACGTTCTGTCCAAACGCCCGCTGTTATACTTCAACTTACTGTACTCACCCGAGGCATTAACCCAGCCGAGCCATTCTTCGTCGGGGTCAATTAAGTGGTCGCGTTGAACGTCGGCCCGAGATTTCACCTGTAGCTTAGAACCCTTGCCAGCCCACATAGGCGAGTACTGATTGAGAAGTTCAAGTTCCTTAGCAGTAGCCGCTTTTAGCTCCTTAGCCGAATTTGCAGTTACGGTGCTAATTAACTGGTCGCCGTCATAGATGAAATTAACTTCAGAACCCAATTTGTTGGCAATGTGAAACGGCTGCGTATATTGCGCATTGCCACCAAACGCCCTGACAATCTGCTTGCGCCCGCTGTATAGCTCATTGTTAATTGACTTATACAAGTTAAGGAACTCTTCTGTAGATTCGCTTAGCTCCAGAGTTTTGCCCTCAGCAATGTTAGCTAAGTCTGGCAATGCTGTTGTCTCTAAGTTACGATAGCTATTAGCTTGGTCTGGAGTAAGCAACCCAAGTCGCTCAGCTCTGTCTATGGCGATGGCATTCCTAGTGGAAAGCATTTCAATTTCCTCCCCATTAACCACCTTAGCCGTAGTCATCAAGGTGAAATCGTCACCAATTTCGAAGCCCATCTTAGTTAACTTGGCAAACTTATTAAGTTGCACCTTCTCAATTTCGCCCAGTTTTTCACCCACCTGCTTAAGAGGCTGCATCCGGTCAGTAAGATACTTGTACATAGAGTTGTTACTTAACTCGGTAAGCCGATTGACGGCCGCCATAGTAGTATCGCCAATGTAGTTGTACATCTTACTGAACAGATTACCCAAAGCGCCGGGCAAGTGGCTGCCTACAATGTCATCAACCTGCCGAACTTGGTCCACCAGAGGATTCTTCGTGAACATATCAGCGAGGCCTCTCAGGGCCGGATTTTGCTGTCCGATGTCAATTAACTGCTGGCTAAAGTTTGCGGCATTAGCTTCCGAAATCGCCCGAGCATTTTGCATCTGTTCGTATTTATTAAGTTTAGCCGAGTCAACCTCAATAACCAACTTATCCTGAGGAGTCAAGTCAAGCTTGTTCCAGCCAGCATCCCTAAGGCCGCTTGAGTTGACATCTCGGCTAAGTTGCCCCTTGTAAAGCCGGCTCACAAACTTGGACTGGTCAGTAACTTCGTAGCCGAATTTTTGCACCTCAGCAACTAAGTCGTCAGCCAACCCTAAGTCTAATTTACGTAGCAGATAATGCTTGGTAAATCTATCAGCCATAGTCCGGTAAGACTTCGGAGTGGCCAAAACCATCTTAGAGGCAATTTGCGGCTGGTCCTCAATTAACTGTGCAAGTGCATTAGCGACCCACGGATTTTCGGGCGCCATTTTGTCCATAGCCTCAATTACCCTCTTATTCACAAGCTGACCCTCTTTACTCACTTTACCCAGCTTCTCAGCATTAACCCTAATTAAGTAAGCATAAGCTTCAGCGGTGCCGAAAGTCGGTGCAGTTACTCGAGGGTCAACAGTCAACGTATTAAGCAGACCTTTCCCGCCAACCCTGTACTGTATGAAGCCAGAAGCATCACGAGTAAAATCACTTTTCTTGGCGTGGTCAATAAACCTCGGTTTAATCTGCGAAGCTGGAGTAACAGTGCCATCTTCATGAACCACAAAGTAGCTCTTCTGCGGATTTTTCTTGGCAAGGCTATTAACTTGGTCCAAGCTAATTGACTTCAAATTTTGGCCCGCTTTAACCGGCTCATTTTTCAGCAAGGTCTTGTAGTCCTTAATGCTATCAGTAGCAGCTAAGAGCATTGGATTATGGTCAGCTAAGTTACTCAGCACCAAAGCTTCACGCGGATTTTTCGTGAGCTTCCCAAGTAACTGTTTACTCATCTGGTCGTTCATTGACTTCATCTGAGTCAATTCGGCCTTGGCATCAGAAAACAGCTTCGAGTCGATTTTTCCCTTAGCAAGTAAATCAGAAAGGTCGGCCGTAATAACCTGCTCAACTTGGGAAAGCTGCTTACCTGATTCCTTAGACGCAACAAAAGCAATAGAGTTATTAGTAACCTGTTCACCAAAGGCGAAATTTGTGGTTGGGTTAATTGAGGCGCGCTGCTTTAACACTGAGTTAGCCTGACGTGTAAGCTGATTAATAGTGTTTTTGGCCTGCCGCATCGTCGCAATAGTTTCAAAAGCGGTTCCACCAAGCAGCAATCCCCAAGACCACTTAGGCGACTCCTTATATACATTCAGGTATTCATCAACTGCTTTACCATAAGAGTCTTCATAAGAAGCACCTAAGAATGCAAGTTCACCAACTCCAGCTCTAGTTGCGGCCTGAGCAACATTGCGGCTAAGTGGGATAGCTAATTGAGTCGCCACCTCACCAATCGGTTTAATGCCGATAGAAGCTAATGAACTGGCTTTCTCGTAAGCGGCCCACTGGCTTTTATTCCCATACCAACCTGCTTTAATTCCCATAGCTCGATTGGTAATTCCCATTGCACCTCCAATTGACGCAAGGTTCCCAAGGAACCGCCCGGCGAAAAGTTGGGCCTCGTTGGGCTCGTCGGCCTGACCGGTAATTGCCTCGGTTATAGCTGCGTAACTCTCAGCATCATCGCGGCCATTAAGTCCGATGAAATCATAGGCTTGGTCAACTATGTTGCGAAATCCATGGAAATCGCCCGATGCGCCGGCCGCTCTGCGGGCAGAGTTAATTAAGAAGTCGCCAATGTTAGCAGTTGCTTTGGGCGTGTTCAGGGCCGCCAAGTAGCCGATTCCGGCAATTGACTTAGTAGTTTCAATTGCGCTCATATTTTCAGTTGCCACCTTTACACCAGCGACAGTTTCACCAAGGCCTTCACCGACAGAGTAAGTAGCTTTAGTTGCATCAACAACAGCTTCTCCGACCGCTTTTCCGGCTTTAGCAGTTAATTGAGCTGGCAAGCTAATTGCATCAACTAAGGAACCGGCGCCCTTAATTAACTTATCCATAAAGCCGCCCTCGGAATCCCCGTGCTGCAAAGCTTGCTCACTTTTAATAATATCTTCCTGAACTTTAGCATCAATGACCGGAGCAAGAAGCTCGTCCATTTCAACTTCATCAGGCATAACAGTTTGTGCCAGTCCATCAGGTGTCGACTCGTAATTCACAAGTAAGTCTTCAATAGCTGCTTGCTGCTCAGCCTGAAGTTGGACTTCATTAACTTCACCAACCTGCTTAGCGGCTCGCTCTTGCTTGGGCATCGCATCGTCAATTATCTCTTCTTTGACAAATTGCAGCTCGAGCAACTCTTCCACTTCAGGCGGCAGAGCTTCATTCACGTTTGCCATTAGATGTACTCCTATTGTTAATGTTTCGAATAGACGCTATTTGTCTATTACGGAATTGGTTAATTTGACTTGCCATAGTTGAAAGGTCATTGACAGCAGTTAAGCTTTTAATCCCATAGCTACCATAAGTGTATTGAACTTGCTTAGAGTCGATAAACATATTGGTAACCTCAGGAGATTCCAGCGCTTCATTAACTATAGCATAAGCTTGCGGCGTGATTATCTTAGCTTTAACATACTTGTCAGCTAAGAGCTTGAGGGCCTGAAGACCCGTAAGCGGATTTTTCAACTGCCTGTTAATTGCCTCCTGTTGGTATAAGCTAACACCATTAAGAAGCTTCCCCAAATCAGGGCGTCCTTTTTCAGCCACTTCACCGAGGCGATTCAACGTGAAGTCAATGAACTCTTGTTCAATGCCCTCAGTAAATTTATTCTTGCTCGAAGCTGCAATCACAGAATCTTCGTAAATTTTGTCGAAGTTAATTTGGTTGAGGTAGGCATTCTGAATATCCTTAGTAAAACCGCCAGTATTATTCCTAATTAACATATCTGCCATCAGAACATCAGTAGGACTTTCACTGTTAAATGTCCTTTTATTCTGCTTAGCAAACACATCAGCTACAGTATTACGTATATGCCCCGGTAACTTGTTAAATTCAGATATTACTCTACCTTGATAACTTAATCTAGCATCACGCAAAATTCGGCCCTCAAGCGTAGCAGCTTCTTCGAAAGGCACAGATTCATTTGCGGTTTCGAGAAAGTAATCAGAAGCTATGGGTTTGTTCTGCTGATTTAATACGCCATTACCGTTAATTGCCGCGTCGAATAATCTTTGGCCTGCTGGACTCATTGTGCTTCTAATTGCCTTTAAGCCTTCATTGCCTTCTTTATTAGCTACAGTGTAGCTTTCTTTAAGTATCACAGAGTCGCCAATTTTGAAGGCTTCTTCACCAGCATTAGCGGCAGCTTTAGATGCTACTAAGTTAGGCTGTGTCTTATATTCACCGCCATTAAATTCACTTACTAAGTCAGCAGTCGGCTTAACAGAATCCTTATAAATATTATAGTACGGTTGCCAAACATCAGCTACTTTAGTTCCACCGCCGCCACCACTTCCTCTACCAATAGCTTTCTGCCCAGCTCTATAGACATCAGTCAAAAGGTCGGCTGTATTAGGTGTCGAAACACTAGAGCTAACGGACTCGCGCTGCCCCAGGAACTGCTTCTGCAAATTTGCGGCCCGCTGCTCATCAAAGGGGTTAGCTCCAGTAGCCAACATCATTCGGGCGGTGTAATTAAGGTCTTTCTGCTCTTTCTGCTTACTTAACTCGTTAAACTGATTGTCCACCCGAGCAAGGTCTTGCTGATAGGCGATGTCGCCGGTACCCAAAAATGGCAAGATTAACTTGAGTGCTCCGGGAATTTTAGAGCTAATTGAGTTGTCATACTCCTTGCGGATTTCATCTTTGCGGTTAAGCAGCTGCAAAGCCGTTTCGCTGGTATCAATGTCATCTTGGAGCTTGGCTCTATTAAGTGCTTCTTGATGAGTGTTGTTAATTGAGTTAGCTTGGTCAATGTACTCTTGGGCCAAAGCAGCCCCTACTGGAGATTGAGCCGCATCAAGTTCCTTAAAGGTGTTTTGCGGCTTGGAGCTACTCCACGAATAAGGAACTTTCTCGTGCTCAGCAATGTAATTAACCAAGGCTTCTTCCGTCAATGGATTTAATTTACTACTATTTTCGGCCATAACTTAATCTCCTTCAAATTAGAAAAGACTGCTCGGACTAAACTGTCCCCTTAATACTACTAGATAATTGGTAGCCGCTTTTACTGGTGGAGCTAGTTCCTTGCGATTTAGTTTCAGCACCTTTCAAGATGCCAAGCAGGCTGTTTAGCGCTTCCAAGCTAATTGCATCATCTTGCGCCAAGGAGTTAAGTAACACCTGGCTCGCATTAAGTTGCTGGTCGCCGGCTTCGGCCTCGAGTTCAGCACGTTTGCCAGCTAATTGAGTCGCAGCATTGGTAACGGCCTCGTCATAGAAAGCCTGCACAAGCGAGTTGTCAGCGGCACCAACAGACCTAGCTAAGTCCTGATAGCTCTGGCCGAGTGCTTCGTCTGACTGTTGCTTAGCAGCCGCCATAATAGCATCTACATCAATATTGCCATCTTCGGCAAGTTGCCCCAAAGTGTCATAAGCTCCGGTGGCTCGAGGGTCTTCAGTGTTAATTAGGTCGCTATAAGCGTCAAGGTTATCCAAGGCCGCTTCGTTGAGAGCGTCAAGTAACTCGGACCTAAATTGCGTAGTGTATGAACTTTCCTGCGTCTTAGACTTACTTTTAGAATAAGATCCAGAAAGCTTACTGGTTAATCCGGTCATACCAAACATTTAATTATCTCCTTTCATCTTAATTAACTTTCTTCAAAATTGGCCGCTCGTTGCATAGCCCGTAGGCGCGTTCTAGAAAAGCTGTCCATTGAACAAGGTCGCCATTGGTCTTAATTGACGGCCGAACGAGCTGGGCACATTGAACTTTCTGCACAATTACCCGCTCAGTCGAGCAAGCACTCAGCAGGCACAAGGCTGCTATAATAATCAGCACAAGTGTTACTGCTGCTATTAACTTCATTAAAGCGCTTATTAACTTCAATAGAAGCTTGAGCGATTTTATCATCTGTTTGCTCCTTAACTTTTATAAGTTCATTAACTTCAGTTTTCGCCCTAGCATACCCAATTGCTTCGCGGCGTTCTGCATACCAAATTGACACCATAAAGCCAATTAGCAGCAGGGCCAAAAAAGCGCCTAGGAGCTTAATGTTTACCATCGCACTTGTCCTTTTCTGATACCTTAATGTGGTTAGTGTCGGCATCAAACGAGATGCTTACGTCTTTGTATTTAATTGAGTACAGCTTAGAAAGCACCTGACTTATATGTTCACCAAGCAGAAAGAGCCCAGAAACGCACGAGGCCCAAATTATGATATAGGCAATCAATTTAGTTTCCATGTGTGACTCGTGTAAAGTAACTAGGTACACAACAGTGGCGCACGGAATTACTGTAATTATCCACTTCCTTGAGATGAACCTAAAAGCCAGCTCTCGCTTGTTGCATTGCATCTTAAGTAACCACGAGGTGATAAACGGCACGAATGTACTCAGCAAGATAATTGCTATCAATACTAAGCAAGGCATTATTTCAAAGTCTATCGGCATTGTAAATTCCTTTCTTAATTAGCTTCTCTCATAATAATTGTACCAATAATTCGTGTAAATGTCAACTTGCCACTTCAGCTACACTATGGCAGTTAATGCGATGCAGAACCAAAGCAAGCCGCCCCAGACCCACTCACCTAAGTTCCAAGCATTTTTGCCTGCATCACAATTAAGCACTTGGCAAATCAAAGTGGCAATTAGGTATGCCGGGCCCATTAGCAGCCCCGACAGCATCAGGGGTATGGAGTATAAGGGTAAGCCAATTAAGAATGTCCAGACAAGGCCACGAAGGCACAAGCCGCAAAATCCATAAACTCTCGGTGAACTTATGTTCTTAATTAACTCGTCTATAGCAGGACACTCTTCACGAGAGCTTTGCTGCCCCGTAGTCAATTCACCTATATAGGTTCCCCAGCCGCAAATCTGCTGGCCTAGGTACATAGTAAGGCAATTAAGTACTGCATAAGTAATTGGGCTTACAGCTTCGGGGCAGTAGCTTGAGGCAAAATTCGCCATAGTCAAGCCATACGTGAGTGGCTGCCAGAGTTTATTAAGTGGCAACTCGCCTAACCCAGGTAGCTCAAGGCCGCCCCGAATACGGTTAACTAAAGCCCCATATAGGGTTAGAATGATAATTGAGCATATAGTGTTAATCATCTTTAATCCTCCTAATCTTTTTTCATTAAATTATACATGCTAACTCGGCAAATTTTTGATCCTAAGACAATCTTGTTTTGGGCCATATCATGGGCCATCTGCTCATCAGGATTGTTAATTTGCACGAAGTAAACATAATAGCGGAAGAAGCCAATAACAGCCCATTTACTTGAACCACCAAAAATCGGCTTAAATTCCTTATATACATTACTATCAGGGATTCCAGAGTCGGTAAATTGAATCAACCTAATTGAGTAATCTGCTCTCTGGACAAGTAGGTAATTAGCCATTGAATGCAATGAAATAACTTTATTATCATTGTACGCTACAGCTATGCCTGTATTAGTAAAGCTAAGCCTGTTGTTTGGTATAGATTTTCCAGATTGAGGCTTAAAATTGTAATCTAAGATAAGTAACGTATGTGGCGCATCGGTGTTAGTTCTTAGCACCGCTAAGAACCTATCAGTAGGTGTTGTATTATTCATTGCCAAAGGGGCGTAAATTGAGATTTCCTGTCCATTAGTCGAGTCCCAAAAAGTCTGATTAGTTGACATGACCCCGTCAATATTCTGCTCAGATGATCCGGCAGACCAAGCTACTTTAGCATAGCTAAATGAATCAGAGTAAAAATTTGCTGTTTGGTTATACGTAAACATATCAACCATAACACAAAATGCACCATGCAAGCCATTAACATAATGATAAGAACAACTCCATGGAGTTGCATTACTAAATTTCGACGCGCTGTTTTTATGCAGATATAACTTAAGTGCCGTTTCCCGAGATACCCAAGCTGTTCCAGTTGAATAAGAACCACCTGACTTAAGCCCATGATGCTCACTTAATTGAGATGCGAAACCGGGAACCCCATTAACTCTGTTTGCAATCACGGCCAACATTGTAGAGTGGTTTCTAAATGGGCCGTAAATTTGACTACTGCCTGAAAAGCGAGAAATTCCACTTAGGTATGCTCGCTTCATTAAGACCCAATTCTCAGGGTTAGCTGAAGCGTCTCTGGAGGTTCTCAAGTTAATTTGCTTTAAGCCTGAATCAGCATAATAAGTAGATGCGTACCAATGCTGCTGGCTAGGTTCATAAACAGGACCAAACATCAGGGGTGTGTTATCGTTTATAGTTACGGGACTATCGCTTGAAGCGAAAGTTAATTGACCATCAAGATAATTAAAGTTACTTATCATTTCAGCACTGTCAATAGCTTCTTCATCATTATTTGAATTAGCGGTAAATCCAGTACCTTTGAATCTAATCATATTTCTAAATTGAACCAGACCAGCTGGCAATATTTCATTTAGTGCACCACTCAAGTAATAATTCTGTCTGCAATTATATGTATTTTGCCCAGTACTTAGAAATCTTCCACGAAGCTTATCTTCATACATTTGCATATAAGGGTTGTAAATTGACCGCCCTGCGTGGTCAGCATTATATTCACTTGTCATCTGAGGTTCATCTGGGTAAGTCAAAGTAAGACCATTGAACCATTTAAGAGGGACTAAATTCGAGGCCCATTTTCCAAGGGGCCTTAATGAAGTTCTTATCACCATTAACTTATTCCTCCTAATTTACGCCGTGGTGTCATATTCGGCTTCAATATTAGCTATCCATTGAGGCTCGTAGCCCTGAAGCGCCGCCGTCGAATTATACCTAAATGAACGCCGCAAGGCAATTAACTTATATGGAGCACTCGACTCTTGGAATGTGCCATCAGAGCTGTCAATCCAGTAAGGTGTAACAGCTGAGCCGTTAATTGTAAATTCGACGCCGGTTACCAACGGGCCGTAGCTTGAGTCAGAGCAGTCAATTAGCAGCTCAAAGGTAATTACCGCATCATCCGGAATGCCGGCCGGAACTGTTATAGCAACAGGTAATTTACCACTGCTGTTCATATGAGTTACTCGAATTGTATAGTGCTTAATCTGGTTATCAAGCGTAACCGCAGCACTATCAACAGCACTAATTTGAGAGTTCCTTGACATCACTTTCTCGGTTGCGGCACAGAGCATCTTGGCATTAAATGGCATACCCTCCGTCCAGCCAGCTAATGCTACAGCGAGAGAACCATTATCGTCAATCAAGGGCCAACCAGATGAATTTGATAAAGTATATTTAGCATAAACGTTATTAACTTTAGGCTCTATTGTAACTTGACCGATAAATGTACTTCCGATTCCGATTGAACCATCAGCAACAGCAATGTAAGGTGCTGAATACTGAGAAACATAGTAAGCTTGATTAGTAGCGTAATCTCGTGAAGCCATTTGCCAAGAATCGTACTGTATATTACGTGAGATTATAGACTTAATACGATACATATATAATCCACCATTAGCTAACGTACCTGGAGGGAGCATTACTTGAGAACCTTTCACAAAAAACCACCCACCAACTACCGGAGTTAATCCAGAGAATACTGCAGAAAACTCCTTAACTGTGTTTGGCACTTGCGACACTGAATCAAGCACACCGTAAACAAGTTGGTTAATCGTGATATTCTGCGAATTACTGACTTCAGCAACATTGGCCATCTGGCAGATAGTTAAGTCAGCCGAGCACACAATGAACTGGTCGAGGTAAATTGCGCGGCTGCTTAACTGGCTTAGGTTCCAATTAAGGTCTTTCAATCCAAGCTCCGCTTCTTGCACAGAGGTAAACAGCGGGCTTTCGTCAGAAACCTGCTGAAGCAACAGGAGGATTTGCCCAGTCTCAATTAACACCAACCTAAAGACCACAAATTTACTCGGGCCGTAGCTTGAGTCAAGCAGAGTTTTCGCGCTCGTTGTTGTATTGTAGTAGTAAGGCTGAATGTTAGGTTGAGCCGTTTCACCATCGTGGTCATAATTAGGGTAGTAATATTTGAAGTTAATTGACGACATAGCCGGAAACAGCTTCCGGTCAGGCCGCTGTGAATTACCCGCATAGTTGATGCCTTCCTTAATTAAGTCGAAACTTTGACAGCTCAAGCCCTTGGACGAATCTGTGGAAGTTACTTGAGCAGCAAAGTTAACTACCATTATAGGGTGGTCGCGCCCAAATGTACTTGAATCAGCCAAAAACGGCCGCACTGAAAGCTCCGAGGCCGTTAAGTCGCCATCTGCATTAACATAGATGTTGCACAGAGCTAAGTAGATGTCATAGTCTGATGTACTTATTTCCCCAATGCCGCTTTCATTAAGTCCAACATAAACAACTTGGCCTGCATATTCAGGCCCAATCGTAACAGTTTCTTCCTGATGTTGCACCAAGTCAGTGCCGTTAAACCACTGGAAGGACTTAAGCAAGATGGTATTAGTCGAGCTGACCGTGGCAATATCGGCTGTATAGGGTTTAGTCAACCCAATTAACAAGTCCTTCTTTTTCAGCAACGTAGCTGAATTTGCCCCGGATTCCGCAGTAACAGCTGACAGCTGGTCTTCAAGTTCTTGAAGTTCATCTGCTACTTTACTCCTAACAGCATCAGCTTCTACATTATTCATATCAGCACGAGCCAAGTCAATTCGGGCATTGTTCAAATAAACACTAAGCGTCTGTCCGGTTTCGGTGCTGATTTCGCGGTCGTTGTAGCCAACACCCTCTCCAGTAACATTAGCAATTCGTAAAACGCCTTTGCTCATTTTCTATCCTTTCGTCAATTAAGTTTAATAAATCCGCATGCGCATAAAGTTGCTGAAGCTACTCTGGTCATAGCCCCAAACCACACAATTATCTTTGTAAGCCAAACCATTCTTATTAAACCGGACGTGGTAATTAGCCGGAATAATGAATTGGCCGCTCGAGCAACCCGAGCTGCTTCCAGTGAAGTGGCCGTAAAACAGGTGGTTCTCTAATTGAGTGCCATTTGGGTCAGAGATAATTATGTGGGCTATCGAGCCACCCGGCCCTGCGGCAGTGGCACTAATGAAGACTGGCTGACTCCACGACTTATTGCTCGTAAAAAGCGACCCGTTGTACAATTCAGAGGAATAGTTCGGGGCGCCATTTGATGAAGTTGACCTAATTAACGGCCGAACACAAGTTGAGGCTCCTTTATCCCAAATAAAGTAACTTCCTTTTATAGTACCATTGGCCGTTGCACTGCGAGTCCTAGTGGCCACTCCCTTGGTGCCGCCAGAATCTAAGTAAAGCTGCATCTGGGCTTTAAGTGGGTTCATCATAGCCGTCAAAGTCGTGGTGCCGCCATCGCAGGTTACAACTCCATTGCCTTCCAAGTACTTAAGCGACTCGAAAGCAGTCCACATAGGCTGCTGAGAATTTCCGGTTGAGTAATCTCCCTGGAAAGTATCTTTGAAGCAAGCGGCAGTGTAATTGCCTATGTAGACGGAGCCAGCTCCGGTAATGAAGTCAGTGCCGCTAACGGTTCCATCGACAATGAGTTTACAGCCAGCTTCAATTGTCAAGGTGTACGCACTAGAGCCAATTAAGTTGAAACAGTGCAAAACGGCTCCATTTGACAACGTAACATTACTGACCATATTGAATGTGGCATAAGGTGCTTCGACCCGTTTTCCAGCGAAGCTGCTTAAGTTAGCATTTGAAGCATCTTGGCAAAAAATGAACCCACTTGAGTCAACCGCAGCGGCGCCGCCAAGCGACATCTTTGCTAATTGAGGGTTATTCCCGGACAGCACATCGTTGCCGCCCTCGCTAATGAAAGTTCCTTCGTAGGTGTTTAAGGCCAACTTAGTTACAGGAATATTCTCAAGCTGGTTGATAATATCAGATGAAGCTACATTACTAAAATCGGCCCGAGCAAGCCAATGGCCTCCTGGAGTGGCCCCATCGTGAATTGCCACTGTCCAGTTTCGAGTGTCAACGAAGAACTCTCGAGGGTTATAAACTGCATTGATTTCTTCCAAGTTACCGGAGCCCAACTGTGAAATTCGGCCTTGGTAATCACTGCTAGGTAATCTATCTGTCATAAATAAGACCTCCCTTAAATAAGTTAAATTGTATTCCTGTTATCTCACAAAAGCCTTTTACAGCATAATTGAGCATATGATAAACGCCAGTGTTGTAGATGTTACCTACGAGGCGGCGCCCAACGAAGTATTTGTCCTCAATTAAGACCTTATGATGCGGCAAGTTTCCGTAGGCGTCAGTTGAAGATATCAAGGTAATTGACACATCATACCCCATTGAGATATTCTGGTTCCACTCGAAATCAGGTTTCTGGGTAACAGCGCAGTCAAGCTGAGGCGCTTGAAGCTGACAGTCCCAAATGAACTCCTTCCTGTTACTTGACATATTAGTGTCCACTCGGGTTATCACAGTAGTGCACTCGATGGGGATTTCTGGTGCGAAGCTAATTGAGTTGAACTCAAAAAACGCGTCCACTTTATCAGTGCGCTTTGCCTGTTGAGACACATCTGTGTCAAAACCGCAACTTAATTCAAATCCGCTGCTCCATGTATTATCATAATCATTCAAGTCAACATCAAAAGCGCTGTTATTTAAGTCTTCATTAAGCAAGCTGTCATTTAGGTCTTCATCGAATATAAGAGGTAATGGTGGCTCCAGCTCACTGAACTTAGGTTCGAGTTTGTTGACTAAATGCGTTATGACGACATCGGCGAGTGGCAATTCTGAATAGAGATTAATTGACGCACACATCGTATCAGGGCTGTCAGTCGACAAGCTTCCAATTGACTCAACGTGCAGCCTGTTGCCGTAGTAGCTTATTTCATTAAATTCTGTATTATAAGCACTGCGGTACTCGAAGTTCCAGAAGTGCTGGAAGTTAATGAAGTTGAAACCACGAACAGCAGTTAATGCGTGCTGTACCTTGAAAACGCGCCCAAGCAACAAGTCGATGCCAAGTATGTTGCCATAATAGTTGACAATAAGGTAGCGAGTTTCCAGCAGGTCGAGGTATTCGATGTCGATGTCGATTGAGTTGAAATAGTCAATTAACATCTCATTTACGATCTTGAACCCACCTGAGCCTAGAGAGCCCAAATCTTCATAGCTGTAAAGGTTCTTGTCTGAGTCAATGAAGTATACAACGCCAAAGGTGCTAGTTAAGCAGCAATCTCGATTGAGAATCCGGTGCTTACTAACTTCCTTGAAATTGTAAACCAAAGCCGTGTTTAGCTCAGTGGCACTAATTACGTTGTCAGATGTGAACACCAAAAAGCCGTTTTTCTTTTTAGCCAAGGCAATTCCCTTACCAGTGCTAAGTGAGTCCAGACTCTGAAAACCGGCTCCGGTAGTTGTGCTCGGCTGGAAGTCATCTCCATTGCCAACAGCACTCCAAGCTATGACGTCATCACTTAAGGCAATTAACCTGTTATTCGTCGCGCAAATGAACTTGGCACTCTGAGGGAAACCCGTGGGGTTAATTTGGGTGATAGAGTTAATTAAGTGGTCATACTTAAACAGCACTTGGTCGCACAAGATGTAGTAATAAGCGCCAATGTAGTCCACACTGACATTTTCGGCATCGCTGCTGAGCATCAGAAGCACTGTTCCATCGCCTGTGGCGGCTGAGTACCTGTAAATGTACTTGTTTGTTACAATTAACTTCCCAGCATCGTCCTGCAAATCGACTACCTTTTTCAGCTCAACGTTCCTTGAGTAAGGCATGAAAAACAGCGGCTTATAGCCAAGGCCGGTCGAGTAGCCATTGTATGTTGGAATAATGTTCGAGCCGTCTGTTATGTTAAGTTGATTGCCTTCGACTCTATCATAGGTTATATTAGGATTGAATATCAATAAGTTCTTATTAACTATTGAAACCATTTTGCGGCCTCCTCAAGTTACAAGCAGTAGAACTTATAGTATCCTGTAAAGTCTACCGTCTTTGTGATTACATTAGCTAATTTAGCACTGACACTAAGCAAGTTGCCTGCTTGGTCAACCATATAGTAACAGTTGTACTGGCAGTCGCCGCCGGAAACTGCGAAAGTTAATTGACAGGTCTTTATGGACCACGCCAGCGACTCATCTTGAAGCACGTCCCAATCTGTGGTGGAAGGTACTGTAAGGGTTACTGGGGTGTAGTTAGTTGACTCGACAATGTCACTTAACTCCGTGGTCTTATCAAAGGCCTCGGATATTTGACCTAACTTAATTGTAACAGCTGTAATAGTCCGCTGTCCCTTAAACATAGCTTTAAGCACTTCTTCTTCGAGTGTGCCACTTACCATATTAGGTGCTGTGGCACCCTCAAAAACATAAGTGCCTCCGAATAGTTTCTTACGGCCGCCTTTCTTGCTGCCACACTTACTTTTCTCCGCTGAAAATTCCATCTCAATTAACCTCCATTCTGATTAACGCCCGCAGCTTCTTCGAGGGCCCGAAGCCGCTCTTCGATTATCTGCAAGTTATAATTAAGTTGCTCTATTAAATCATTGCTCTCTTCCTCATAGAGGGGTAATTGAAGCGTTTTCGCATCAGCCATCTCAATTACCTCCTCTAATACCCAAAGTTAGCGTAGCGCTCGTTTTGAACAAGTACAGCAAACAGCTGATTGAACTCGGCAAATTCACGCTTAAAGCGCTCGGAGTCGTCAAGCAAGCCATACAACTTACTTAACACCCCAGAAATTACCACGTCCTTGTAATCCCTGAGCAGCCAGTTTCCGTAAGCCGCCAATTCTTCCTCTCGTTCATTAACTTCTTCCAAGTCAAGCGCCTTCCATTCGTCGCTTTGGGCATCTTCTCTGACTAGCCACTCATTAGATGACCAGTCGTATTTGATAAGTCGCTCAGCTTCTGGTATATATTCAAACTTCTTTGGGAAGCTGTAATATGTTATCTCAATTGACGTAGGCTCTTCATTAACAGGTAAGCCGTAAATTTCGGCAAGGACATTCTGCCCACCACCGAAGACAAAGACATACTTCTCGCCCACTTTGTACCAGTAGTTGTTAAGTAAGTTCTGCCCAACACTAGGCTGATTGTTTGGCGGGTATAATCCAAGCGGCTTGTAGCAGACAGAGTTAATTAACCTTACATCTGGATTACGCCTCCACACCCACTTTGAGGCACTTTGAAGTTTCAAGTTAGGCGTGTCAGGTGTCAATTCAAGTTGCTTCAAATCACTTTGGAAATACTGCTTACTGTGAATCCTTGAGATAATGCCCTGAGCCAACTTAACAACAATGTCGCGCATATCAATTCTATTTGACAGCTCGCAAACATCATCTACAATTTGACTAAACATCTCAATTACCTTTCATACGAAAAAGCCCCAAGGCGTTTCTGCCTCAGGGCTTTCAATTACCTTTGTTACTTAACAGACGGCAACGGATTCGAGCCCTTAACTAAGTTATTAAAGTTAAACGACTGCGCCGAGCCCACATTGCCAGTGCCAAGTTCATTGCCTTCATCCTGTCCCTTGGCCGCTTCGTCATTTGCCTGCTGCTTTTCGGCATCAGACTTAATTACCTCAACAACAGCAAATTTAGACAGCTCCTTGGAAAACGGCCCGACTTCATCGGCCGAATCCAGCTCAATGAAGCCGACGCCGTTCGCCAACTTAATGTGGCCTTTGGAAGTAATGAGGCTACGCAGGTTCTTATTATAGACTCTAATTACACACTGCATAATCGTTACTCCAGACAGATGTTACTGAGAACGCCTCCGGTATTTTCATCTGCATACTCAAGAGTGAGCTCAGAGGTAATTACGTTGGCCTGACCGTCCATACCTACCGGAGTCGCATCCTTGATTTCGGCGTCGGTCATATAACCAATCTTAATCAAGCCCGGGTGGTAAATCAGCATCGATTTGCTAAGCGACTCAGTCTGGCTGAACAGCGGGTGAGCAAGAATCTTAACTTCCTGCATTCCCGGCAACTGAAGTGCATACACGTCGAGGCCATATACTTTAGTCGCAGTCCCAATCGGGTAATACGAACTGCCTGCATCTCTAATGAGTTTATTGAGTATATAAAGTACATTGAGAGAAGTCATAACAACGCGCTCATTAGGTACGCCCTCAGGGCAGGTCGCGAAGTTACTGTACAGCCATTCCTGAATGGAGTCCAAAGTTGCGGCCGTGGCCAATGTAGTGTTATTCTTAACAATGCTCATCAAGCCGTCCATCGTGCTCAACACTTCAGAGCCGTCAACCTGATTAAGAGATTTACGACCAAGCAACAAAGCCATTTCGATGTCCTGTGCGTGCATTGACACGGCATCTTCTTTGTTCTCCGTTGCCTTGTTTCCAGTGATGAACTTAATGTACTCGGCAGTACGAGTCGTGCCCCAGCCATTGCGGAAAATCTGGCTGTAATTCATACGGGGAACGCCACGGCGGTACTTAGGATTCGGCGCCAACGAGCCCTCTTTTTTGGCGGTACCCAAGTAAAGCAGTTCGTCATTCTGAGTTACTACGGCGGCCGTCGATTCAGCAAAGCCACGGACGACAGTCAAGGTGTTACCGGACACGGCACTAACAAACATATATTCATTAGTCTTAGTGTTCATAATCACCGAAGACGGTTCAACCACAGCACCTTTATCAACAGTGATGGAAGTTGCTGTGTCGTTTGCCTCAGCCTTAGCCGAGGCAATTAACTTCGAGCTATACGGCTGCTTCATGAACCAGTAGTGGATTTTGGAAGTCAGCTGAAACTGAGCGGAACCCGAACTCAATGCGAATATCGGGGCAGTACCGGCCAGCTGAGATCGGAACAATTTACTATTGAAGCTATCAAGCCGCTCGGCATTGATACCTCCTTGAGATGAAAAGATTCCTGGAATCATCTATTTACTCCTTTGTTAAATTTACTCACTAATCAACAAGTTACCGAAGAGGCCGTCAAGGTCTTTACGATGCTTGTCAGCCGCTTTTTCATCGGCGCTCTTACTTGAGAGCTTGTTACTGAAGTCCTGCAAAAATGTCTTAGTTGCTTCAGTTGCTTCGTCAAGCGACTTACCCTGCTGCAAAAACCCTTTCATTACCTGGGTAATAATCGGAGCGGCACTTGGGTCTTTCATCAATGGAATCTCCCGAGTGGCCTTGTCTAATTGACTCCTACTTGAAACGGCCGCCTGAATCTTATTGCTGACATTGCTGTCGTAAGCATTGAGGCGGTTTTCAATAGCTTTGTCAATTACACTAGTCGCATCATACAGGGCTTTACCGTAGGCGCGCTGTGCAACAGAGTTAATGAAGTTTCCCAACTTACTTGGGTCTTGCATCAGCTCGGCGGCATCGTATTCAACGCCGTCAAGGAAGTTCTGCTTCGCTACATACTGCTTGAATACATCACTCGAGTTCGCTTGCTGCTGGCCCTGCTGTGCACTCTGTGCACTCTGTGCACTCTGCTGTGCCGCTTGCTGACTTGCTTGAGCCGACGGCACCTGCTTGAACGGATTAAGTTCTTCCGGCGCTTCGGGTTGATTTGACGTAAAGACTTGCTTGAGTCTGGCCAAAAACCCGGCATCATCGTTTACTTGTTCGTTTTCAGTTTCCATTTATTTTACTCCTTTATTCTAAATGTTTTGACTGTTTTGGTCAACAGGTATTTCCTGCTGCTGTTGCTGTTGTGCCATAGCCTGCTGAAGTAACTGATAAGCTAAGTTCCTCTGCTGGATTGGCAGTGAGTCAATCGGCGACTCTTTCTTGAACATACTGAAGTCAATTTGGTGCCCTGTCAAGCTGCTCTGGTAATCGAACAACTTAGTTAAGTCGTATTCCTGGGCAACTTGCGGCAACTGGATTAACTTGTTAATGAAAGTATCCATCTGCTGAGCTTTTATATCTCTATCGACGCCAGTCATAGCAGTGGTAATTGAGTACATAACGCCGCGGCCGCTGAACTCGCCTACGGCGGTTGGAACGTCGTTGCCTTGAGCGTCTTTGACCATCAGGGTAGCTTCGTGGTCGAAAATCGTCTGGATGTGAATTGACTTCAAGGGCGTAATTAATATCGCCTGAATTTGGCGCGCCATTAACTTCGTAGCTTTCCCAGACGTTTCAAGTGCCTTTTTGGCCTGCCACTCAGTTGCTCTGTCGAGGCTGCTCATTAAGCTAGCTTGGTCAGTCGGCATAATAATCTGCATTATGTTCTTCATCTGGTTGATGTCACTTAAAATGTGCTGCGTATCCGGCGCATCATTGAAGTGCATTATGGCAGACCCAAGCGACTCGTTGGGCTCGGACGACACCGGAATCCACGGGCACTCATCATCAATTTCCTTAGCTTTGGTGATTTCATTGAGCGATATGCGATTGCGGTCATAGAAATTGAGGCCGTAAACTTTCTTCCGGTCGCCTTTTTGCTTCGTGTTAATTAAGAAGTTTATGAAGCATTGAACCGGAGTAAGATTTTCGGCCGGAGCAACTCCAGGGAATATCGGGGCCACAACTACGGGAATGACTCCATTGGAACTGACTTCTGCATTAACCAGCGTCTGTCCGATGTAAGTCAATTTAAGCAGCGTCTTAGTAAGCGGCTCGAGCCCAGGGAGTTCAAAGCCAAGTAACTCAGGGCAGACTCGTACATAGACAGTTGTCTTGTTAATGAAGTTCTCTCTTGTAATGTCGCTATCACGTTCAGTGTCGTGCGGCAAGGGGTTGAAGTCAAGTATGTATTTGAAGTCCCTTGGGTTGTTCATCGAAAAAACGGCGCGGTAGCCGGCTGTCCTACTGCACTCAAGTAACTCGGAAAGTTCCTTGTCCCCGACTTCAGGATGCAGCGCTTGATTGAGTATGTCTGTTTTGGCGATGCTCTCGACGTAGGCGCAAAAGTCGCCACATTCACCGAAAGAGCGCATATCAGTTAATTTACTGAAATACAGGCAGCCGGGGTTAATTAACTTTAGATTCACGCCGAACGCCGGATTCTCCGTGATGCCCTCGACGTTGAACTGGTTAATTGAGTCCTTATCCCAACGAGCTTCCACAGCTGCAATGCCATAATGAAGTATGCACTTGAACGCCTGAAGTAACACGTTGAAATGGTCGAACCTCGTGAAGTCCTGGCTCATGCGTTCGGCCACCGCTGCTACATACTTCTGGTTGTTCGGGTTGCCAAAAGCTGTGTAGCTATCATTGGAACTTATAAGTAAATTGACGAGGTCAGAAGCGGCCTCATTAAGTTGGGTTGCAGCAAGCGGCAGCTTAATTTCATTGCGATTTTTCATCTTGCTTAACGCATATCGAGTAATCCGGCTTACAAGCTCTTGTATGTTGCCGAGGCCCAAAGAGCCACTCCGAGTTACTCCGTCATAGCGGTCAATTACCCCGCTTCGGCCATACAAGTCAATTAACACTCTGTCGCAAAGGTGCACTAGGTCGTTGGTCGAGTCGCTGCACATTCCGACGAAGTGGCTACAGTAACTTCGCAACTCCCTTGACTCGCTATAAGCCTTAAAGTTTTCTACTGGTGTAAACATATTAGGTACCTTTCTGTTTATAAACTACTTGCTGCCGCGATTCGCTGTAACAACTCACTTGAGTATCCGGACTTACTTAACTTCCGATTTTTGGCCTGTTTGATTTTCTCAAGGTGCATCTCAAGCATCTGACAGCCATAGGCCTCTACGTCAATTAAGTCATCTGAATTGTCTTTGCGCGTCGGGTCAAAGGCAAGTAGCTGAGTAATGGTTAAATTATCATTATCACTTAAATGATATACGCCTTGGTAAAGTAAGTCAACAAAAGATTTTATCCTAGAGGCTTTACTCTTCTTGAGCGTTTTTAGTGGGACGTAATCAATTAAACCGCTACTATCATTCACTGAGTCCATGTACTCGAACATCGATTTCAAAGATGCTTGGTACGCTTCGGCCTCGAAGCCCACAATTGAGACATTCCACTTACTGCACATATCCTGCATCGCGGCGTACAAAGCAACTGGCGATTCTCCATAAGCTACCCTTGAGTCGACTATCTGCCAATGGGGAGCTGGAGTTTCGTAGTAGCAATGAACTGCCATTGTCTGAGCATGGCCCCAGGCCGCTTGGCTGATTGCAGGGTCAATTGTGATGAATCCATATTCGTGCTCACTTGACTCTGGGTCAACTTTGGGGCTCCTGGTGATTCGTTGCAAGTCAATTGACAGCGTATTTGCAGCCACGGGGTCATTGAGCATTTCGGCACACCACTGCCCAGCTAAGCCCTTACTGGCATACTCATTATATTCAGCTATGAGGTCAGCGAAGCTGTTAAGCTCTGGCCACAATGGGGTTCCGTCTTGCTTGAGAGCACTCAACTTAATTGACGCCCATTTTGGGCTCGCACAATTCTCGTTGACGATGCTGTTTCTGTTGACGATGTTGCCCAACATAATTAACCGCCCCTGTGGGCTCAGCGCCTTAATGCAGTCGGAGAAGAACCAGCGCTTGAGCTTGTCAAAGAGGACTTCGGATTCATTCTCTTGGCGGTCTTCGAGGTCGTCAACTAACAGCACGTCAATTCGGCGGTTATTAACATTGTAGCCTCGAATCTGGCTGTTTGCACCAAAGCTGCTCATATTAAATGTGTGGCCATTAAGTTCAAAGCTGTATTCGCCACGGTCAAGCTGCTCCTTAATGAACTTGGGTACTCCAAAAGCCGCCATCATAGATTCAGAGCAAATTAAGTTCCGAATGTCCATTAGCGCCTTTGTGGCAAGCGGGCTACTGTGGCTCAAGTACCCAATGTTCATATCTGAGGTGGCGCCGTGAATTAACCGGCTAACAGCTATCTTGGCAATCGTGGTCTTGGCGTGCGACCGCGGGCAAGCAACACAGACCCTCTTAATTGACTCATCAATAAAAAGCCGGAACATCTGCAAATGGAACTCCGGCGTGGGCAAGAGGTCATCACCTGCTTGAGCTCCTAAAGCAAATTGAATGTAGGCGGCTTCGCTGCCAAGCAGCGTCTGCCGCAATTCTTGTGCATTAACTTCGTATAACATATTCGCCTCCGGCTGCTTTAATTGTTGTACTATTAAATTTAGCTTCTCTGACTTCTCTGGATTCTCCAGCTGTTCCAGCTGTTCCGGTGGCGCTTGATGGCAAGTCAATTAAGTCGTCAACTTGCTTGAGCATCTCAATGCCGGCCGGGCTCGTTGCCTCCGCTTGCTGCACAGGTTCAAAGTAAGCTTCTATCTCAGAACCGCCTCGAGCAAGTCGCTCCATATCCTTAGCGGTGAATACATCGAGGACTTTACTGGCGGCACCTGAGGTGCCCAAGGTGCTTGGCACAGCTGAGGCTAATGAAGTTACCTGCCCAGAAACCGGCCCCGCCACTGGCCCTGCATTGACAAGGGCATTGACGACCTGCTGATTAAGCTGCAACGTTATGGTCTTAGCTCCCTCGACCAGCTGCTGCATAGCCTGCTGCTTGCCTTTATGCGACCTAATTGCCTTATTTGCAACCGCCGCAGCCTTGAGGGCGAAAACCGGGTCTGGCCGTGAATTAAGTTCACCGAGGACATTCTTCAAAGCTAGCACTTCTACTTCGTCCCACTTACTTGAAGCGTCTGCCGAGTTCAGGCGCTCCATTGCTTCCTGCTGGGCAATTAACTGCTTCAGCTCAGGAACTTCCAAGAGTTCAGCTAGTTGATTAGGTTCGAGGTTCAAAAAGTCGGCCATCATTGCGGTGGGCATTCCAGAGTTAATTAACTGCACCAACTTGCTTCGCGCCCCTGAGTTAAGTGATGGCCAAATGCTTCCGCCGGTGTTCACTTCGTTCACATTAGCATTTTCAACATTACTGTTTTCATTACTTTCCATCTTTCTTGCCCTTTCTACTATTGCCCTTGTTGCTTATGTTGCTTGAGGTGAATTTTGTGGCCTTGTAATTAACATCTTGAAGCAGCGCCCAGCCCCGAGGCGTCCTGTAATAAGGTTCCTTAATTAACTTCTCAAGTTGATGGAGCTTCTGCCAAATTTCGGGCCACTCTTGTTTAATCAACTTAAGCTCCTTGATGTTCCTACTGCGGCAGCACCAGCACCCCGGCTTAATTAAGCCCGCCGTGTAAAGCCGCCCTATTGCCCAACCGCGCCTACTTAACCACTCTACGCAATAAGCCTTACTGCGGCCCTCGGCGATGTTGGGGTTAATTAACTTGAAATTCCTAAGCACCGGCACTGAAAGTCGGCTTCGAGTCAACTCAGCCGAGCGCTCCGATGTACAGCCGAAAATTAAGTGCAGTTCTAGCTGCTCTTGAGTAACTTTCTTCAAGTACTGCTCTTTGAGGTACCGGTTTATGAGGAGCCACTTAATTGATTCGCCCCATCTCAATTTACCTCCACACCAGCCGCGGCCCCGCTGCAACCGCTGCACGAAGCCCTGCCACTGAAGATTCCGCGAAGCATCTCTGGGTCTGTAGAGTTTTTCAATTGACTTATGCAGCATCTCATACTCAAGGTGACCTTGCAGCTCGGTGAACTTAATTAACTTCTCCTTACAAATTGCCTTGAGCGCTTCAGCGGCCTGCTCCTGTTCTGGCCATTCAAAGCCCAAATTGACATAGACAAGTTCATCGCTCTGCCCCAGGTCGCCTCGCTCAAGTAACTCACAAAAGGCCATTAGCGCCCCAGCGCTCATTTTGGCCAGTAACACCCTAGTGGTTTTGCGCCCCGTAGGTTCTTCATTGATTAAAGTCATTGCTTGATTCCTCCTATTTTAGTTAGCTTACCAAATAATTCGGCAGATGTCAACAGGGGGTGCTGGCGCAATTCCTACAGTCAATATACTATTAGCAACCAAGCTTAGTTGCTTCTGGTAATTCGAGGCCGCTGGCAAGCAGCGGCTGACTAAAGTTAATTAACTTTCCCATCAAAAACGACCTCGGATTGTGCGGCTCGGATCCGAAAGTCCAGATTAGCCGCTCTGGCTGCTTCGGAGTTAATTAAGTTACAAAACCAATTAGCGGCCTCGGGTTGCCAAGCCAATTTACTTTGCGAATTTAATTGAGTCATAGTTATCAGGTGCTGCTAAAATTCTTGCGAATTTGCTGAGGGTACATTTATATACGCCGGAGCCCTTCACTTGTCTTTGGGTGCAATAGCCCCTTTTGCCAAAGCAAAAATTTTTGGTATTTTGCTTAACTTTTGTTTGACAATAAAAGTGAACACTGGTATAATACCCTTATGTTAAACAGATAAGAAAGGAAAAGAAGATGCCTATTAAGAGTCACACAATCGCCGCGGCGTTTCTCGAAGCTCGTAAAACTAGCTGTTATTTGCCAAAAGCTTTTGCCGATTTTGTCGAATCGGCGGCGGTGCATAAATTTAACCGCAACGACAAAGTAATCTTGCTTTATGCCGATTTCTCGGCATTACAGATTGACACCGACACAAAAAGTGTTGAATCTGTCGACGATGCGACAAGCAACTTAATCGAGATTGTCGCTAGATTATTGCAATATCAGAATAATCCCGCTGATATTCCGGCATATTTGTGGCGCGACTTGCGGGAGTGGTTGCGTAACCACGGATAAAGCCGCGTGATTTACATATTGCGCCGATTAGGTGCGCCTCTAAAATTGAACCAGTGGCAAAAGCCACTTAACGTAAACTTTAATTAAAGGATATTGAAAAATGGAAAAAGAAGAAATTTTGAACGAATTAAACAGAATCAGCGCTGGTGACGCCGTACACGTTGACACCGATGACAACGGCAACTTGACTGCTACTGTTGCCGGTGAAAAAGCGAAAAGCGTGTCCGTCCGGGTAATTGACGGCTTCTCAAATCGTAACTTATCTTGCCGTCTGATTAAAGACAAGCAAGGCAAATACGACGTCTTATACACTAACATACCGGACGTTATGGAAGTAGCTGGACTCAGCGACATTTGCCGTGAGTTTGTGGAAAAGTACTTTCTTTCAAACTACATTCGGAAGTTGCTGACCCTGCCTAACCTCAATAACATTGTCGACATACTCACGCCCCAAAACGGCGGGAATGCTCAGGCAAACCCGCTTAGCAAGCCTTTCAATGCACTTGTTAAGGCTCTGGTGGTTAGCCTCAAGGCGAATATGCCGGCGAAAGCTTCCCTTATCAATGAAAAGACAATTAAAACCTTTTTAGCTGATTTGCAAACAGCTAACCTAATCCTCGGCCAAACTCAAGTAAAGGGAAAAAGTGTTGCCGTTGCGGATTATATCCGGGCTTTAATTAAGTGGCATTGTGAAAAGCCGTCACCTAATGCGGTGAATTTTGCGCACGGTGTTACCTTTACGCCTGATGACTATATCGGATACGCTGTTGCGCTTGCGGCAAAAGCAGTTGACCGTAAAGTGGAAACAAGCATTGACGAGAATGACCTGGACATCTAAGCTTTACGGCAAAATTAGAGGGGCGACTAAAGCCCCTCTTTTCTTGCTTTAAGCTACAACCTTTAATAGTAATATTCAATTAAGCAAGCAAACAACCACATTGAGGATTCACTAAAATGACAAACTTAAATACATTCAA